CTATCTATACCAAGGATCTAGCGACGGCCAGTGCTGCTTTTGCGCAACCCAATGATAAGAGGCAACCACCTTATTTATAATGTACAAAGTGAATTCTAAAGTCTCCAAAGAAATATTTACGCCAGCATTAGCTCCTTTTCTGCCCGTTGCAAAAAAGGTATCACCTGCCAAAGATGAAAAAAATCTTGATGAGCTATCATCAGGCTCCGCACGGTTTGAAAAAACCCCAATAGCTCTATCTTCAATGTGCTGTATTGAATTTCTCAACTCTACCAGCCCAGGGATTCCCGCGTAAAACTCATCGGCTATTGCGATCACGCTCTGCGGAGCGCCATTTTCCTTCGACAGCGCGTCAATTAGCTTTCCGACTGAGTCTAATGCGGAAACAAAAGCCTTGGAGTATATCGCTGTTTTTGCCGTCTTAAACTCTGAAGGAATGCGTCCGCGCCCCCATTGTTCACTCTTATAAAGGCGCTCAACCTCAAAGTCTCGATCATGGCGCGCCCCTAATCCATTGGAACTTAGATCTTTATATTCTGCACCTATCCTTTCAAGACCAGTTCGATCCTCTTCCATTAATGAGCGATCTTTCCCGTTTCGCCTCCAGTCATTGCTCTCAGAATAAAGCTCAACTGCCAAGTTGGCTTCATGAAAAGCAAATCTCAACAAATGAAAAATTGTTGCACTATCTTTTGAATACCCTTGACTATCATCAAGAAAACTTCCTGGAATGAAAACTTCAAAAATCTTCATTTTTTATACTCCACATGTTTAGTCGCTCATCAGCATAGCCTTAAAGCAACCGTCCCGTATCCCAGGCTTAGCAGGTCGCAAGCCCCAGATTCTCAAAAGCAGGTTCGTTGAGGATGTCCAGGGCAGAAAACGAGCAACAAGAGGGAGGGAAATATTGCTGCGAAGGCTGGCTTACTGCGACAGATGGCTATCAGAGCGCCAGCCACTGTTTTTACTAAGATCGAGGAACAGAGAAGAACAGCTCGTGATCCGCCGTTGCATTTTGCGCATTCGTGATTACTGAAACTCCCGCTGAATTGAAAATGCATACCCCTTGGCTTACGCCGGCATTCGTAGGCGTAAGCTGAGTGATTACAGGAATATCGAACTGGACTTCAGCCCTAGAGGGGAAGCCAAGAGCAACACCCTTTGTCACTGCTCCCGCTAGCCCAGTAAGGTTGAGTCTTACCAAAGTCTGTCCACCCTGATTCTTGATGGCAGACGTAAACGGTGCGCTCGTCGATTTATTGGTTACACCCGACGCGGGGTTGAGTGCTAGGGGGAACCACCAGTCGTGATAATCCAAAACCTGCTTTTTCGAAGAAATTGACAGCCCTATTTTCTTGGCGATCGTTTCAGCGATGAGCTTATGCCCGGCAACGTTAGGATGCAGATCGTTGGTGAACAAGTTAAGGGTTTCAATCAAATACGCCGAATTTGGCACTACGCTGTTTTTCATAAAGAAATCAGGAAAAGGTATGTACACCCCCTTGGTCTGGGTAGCCAAACGTCGAAGTTGTGCCCTCGTCCTATTCTCAGGACCTACGTACCACACGAAATCGGGAACAACCACTGGGACCTCGTACTGGTTGGCATACTGAATCAACCAGTCGATAACCTGAGTGAATGCAGCGAACTTAACATCATCATTCTGATGATCGTAGAGGTCATTGACACCCAAAGCCATCACAAAAAGCGCCGACTCGCCCATCAGCTTTTGCACACACGCCTGACTAGTATTGATTAGTTTTCTACCGCTCTGCGACATGTTCTGCAGTACTGCTTGATTAGCGGTTTTGTAATACCCAATACCGGTTATCTCCACCTCGGCCGTGGAAGTCGTCCGAATGGTAATTTTGCAAGAGCCTAAGCCGTTATCCGTAAGGACAAATCCACAGCCCACAAAGGGATTGCGAGTCGCAGCATTGGTATTAATAGTGGTCAGCGGCGTACCGTTAATCAAGACTTCGAAGCTGCCACCAGACGGATTTTGCGCGTAATAGATCACCGCTACATCCTGAAAGGTTGGGACAGTGATATCAATCTGTGCGCTTGCTGTTGCAGTGACATATGAGGCGCCGGTCGGCACGTCGGTGAGTGCGTCGTACAAAAACCAATACGCCCCGATCAACACATCATGGATGTCCGCGTTTGACGCACCTGTCACCGGGTTGGTGAAAGGCAGCAGCGGCGTCACACCATAGCTGTAAGTGCCCAATTCGACGTTGAGCATGCGCTTGAATAGGTTAACCCAGCCATTTCGATACCAGTCGTCAGCGAAAGCGCCGTGCGAAATTGAATCACCCAGGACGTGCATGAATGGAGCGCCAGCATCAATTCGGGCCCTGGCTTTAGCTAACATAATGTTTTTGCCAAAGTTGCCCGTATCAGCCAACAATTTTGCAACGTCTATATCGTCCTGCAATTCGACATCTCGCCATACGAGCGCGTTTGTTGTGTCCTTCACGCTCCCAGTGCCATCACCTATGAGACTCGCGCCGTCTGCCCCCGATAGATCCTGAACAACATGCGCTGTTAGATCCGGTGCTCGATAGAAGATATTGAGCGCATTATTGATTGGGCCCTGAATGGCAGATATCAGGTCGCCGAGGAACACCAAAGACCATTTTCTAGTCACCGCATCCTGCGGATCAACCGGATCTTTCAAATCCCGAATCCCATTCCCCTTTGCCCTGTACCACCCTGCCCCGTCCACATCGAAATTACCCAACCGCAACGAGCGTGTGCTCCAGCGAAAGAGCTGTTTAAGCGCCTGCCAGATCCTGTCAAAGTCCCGGTTTACAGTCGAAGAAAGGAAGTCACCGTTCTCCTGGTAGTCATTCAGCCGCTCAAACGGCACGTTGAGTTGTAGGTAGATATCAGCCTGATCGACCGGCGCCACTGTAAAAGTGATAGTGCTGGTGGGGTTTCCCACATTAGTGATGGCGAACCCGGAACTGATCTCGATGCCGTCGATGTATACGTCCAGGTCTGTCGCGGCCAGCAGCAAGAAGGGAATGGTGAATATCTTTGTCACGCCGTTGCCGGTGTAACGCTTGTCGGTGGGTCCTTCTGGAACTGCCATGATCTGCCCCTTGGTGGTGGCGGGCTAGTAGTCCACTTGAACTTCATGGACGCCCGCATCTGGACGCCAATCGTCACGCCGGGCCTCTGTCGGTTTCCCGACTATTCGGCCAATGCGTACGGGGGTTTGGCTGATGGCGCCAGCGCCTGAGTCGAGGTAGTCGTCGGCCTGATTGGTCAATGCCGGGTTGAAGTCGCGCATCTGGTCCCACAGCGGGCCGCGCAGTACGTCAACGTGTGCCCACAGGAAGCGGGCTGACAAGGGCGATTCAAAGGCGTCAAGGATGCGTTTCTGTTTGTTGGTGCTCGAGTACTCTTCCCCTACCCCGCAGCCGGTGCCCTTCAAGGCTTGCTTGAGGATGTTGGGAACAAACCCGCCCGGCCCGTTGGTTTCAACAACCACTCGGGTGATTTGAAATTTAACGACAAGCTCTCGCACCTGGTGCACTTGGCCACCTATGATCCGCCCTTTGTCGTCGAACTCGGCCAGTTCGCCGGTCAAGCCTTCGGCGACGTGCCAGTAGAGTTGTCCGCGTGCGTCGGTCAGCAGCAGCGTGAACGCCGAAGCATCTGATTTGATCTTGCCTAGCGAACAGTCCCAATAGGCTACTGCGCCGACAATCTGAGTTGAGCCCAGGAACATGGCCACCGCGTTGTTGGCGTGGCGCAGAGTGGGCTGGACGTCGTAGGGGATGATGCGTTCAGGGTCCAGACGAACCTCCGTCACGGGTTTCGAGTGGAGCTGATACTGCGAATCCCATTCGTTGATGGTGCGGGTTTTCTTGCGACGGTCGGCCAGCTCGGCAGCGTTGAAACGCTCCGGCCATGCGCTGCCGGCGTAGCAGTCCACAAGCGTTTGTGGAGGCGTGAAGAAGGCGATACCGCTTTTCGTCAGTTGATAATCGACACCCAATGCCAATAACCGGGCGTGCTTGCCGATACCTGAAAACACCACGTCCGGAACAAAAGGCAGGTCGTAGGCATTGAGCTTGGCGTCGTCTATCCGGTGTTCCTGGGCGAACATGCGGATGGTCAGGCAGTCAGCGCCCAAACCCTCTACTTCGTCGTAGAGGCTGTCGTGGGTGTGCGGTGTGCCGATGAACAATTGCCGTGCGCCGGGCACCATGATGTGGATCTGTTCACCCAGCCGGTAGCGCATTTTCTCCCGCGCCTCGGGCGTGCCAATGTTGCGCGGCACTTCTACGTCATCGTTCTGGCACTCGTCTGCACGGGCCGAGGTGACGTTGGACAGGATGCCTTTGGCGAACATGCTGCCGTTACGGCTATCCACTGCCCCCAATACCCACCACTGTTCCACCGTGCCTTGGTTGTGTGGCAGCAAGTGACGGGTCAGCGGGTGGTTGCGAATGACATTCTGTGTGTCGCGGCTGGTCTTGTAGGCAGTGGGGTCAGACTCTGACTGGTGCAGGATTCGATAGGTCGGGTCGCAGTAGTACCGCCATGCGTTGTAGACCGCAAGCAGCGTGGATTTGCCGAACCCACGGAAACAGCGCAGCACCGCGAGGTTCCCACGGTGCTCCAGCCAGTAGCAGGCCCGCACGTGTATGTCCGGAACTGCCCAGCGCATGCGCTTAGCCCACATCAGGAAGAAGACCAGCAGCGAGACCTTAGTGGACATTGGCGCCCTTACTTGCACGCTCCAACAGGGCCATGGCTTGGCGTTCAGCCTGTGCTACTTCTTCGTCCAGCTCCTTTTCCTGATCATTAAGGGATGGATCTTTGTCCTTGGTCAGCGTGCTGGTGATGTTCATGACTTTGACCAATAGGGTCATGGACGCCGCTGCGTTCTTCTTCGACCAATAGCGGTTGCCGCGCTCTTCCTGCGTCAAGTCAGACGCCGCTTTGCCTGCGCCTGGCCACGTTGACGGATCGGCCTCGTTGATCACCACGTCAGCCAGGCCCACGGACAACTCCTGCAGGCGGGCGATTTGATCCAGTCTCATCGCTTAACCCCCACAGTCGCCCCAAGGTTTGGCGCACGATCGGGCATGGCTTCGCCCGGTTCCCACCAGAACGATTGCCCGAAGTCCTTTTGTGCGCGGCGTTTCATACGGCGCAGGTAGCCGGGTGACAGCAGCTCTTGCATGTCATGGAACACGGCATGCTCAAAAGCGGCCTTGGTGTACCAGCTGCGAATAAACGGGGTGTTCTGATAGCCGAGGCGAAGCAGGTTTGCACCGACGTCTTGAGGTTCGGTGCCCTTTTTGAAGACGCTGCCCACCGTCAAGCCCACATCGGCAGCGGTGCCGTACACCGGGCCGAGCAGCCCTGTAAGGTTGGATTGTCCGCCGCGGTTATCACCGCCAAGGCCGGTGTTCAGAATGTCGCCAAATATGCCTACTCCACCCCCGCGCAAAGCTGCCTGCACCCAAAATTTGGGGTCGTTAATGTTGCGCGGATCACGGCCATTCATGATGTCCATAAGCTGGTTGGTCATGGCGCCAGCCATCAATAAACCCGTGAAGACAGAGGCGGAATAGGCCAGCTTGCCGGCACTGGATTCGATCTGTGAGGCGCGCTTCCAGTGACGCTCGAACATGGCCACGCCAAAGGATTTAAACAGAGTCAGGTGACGCAGTGACTCGCCACCGATGCTGCCGGACTGTGTACCTTGACGCAGGGTTGCTCGGGTCATCAGGCCAGGCAGGATTGAGGTGAATTCGGCTTCGTTCTGGATGTAGCCCAACAGTTTGCCGATGGCATCGTTTTTTTGTTTGGCGCTAAATCCTTGCAGGCCCGCGATAGATTCAGGAGTGAGCATGTTCTGACCACGCCAGTTTTCAGGGGCTGCCGCTTGCCACACGGCCCAGTCATCCTGATGGATGCCATATCGCTCCAGACGTGCCTGTAGCTTCGGGTCTGAACCCCAAGCACTACGGGTGTCACTAGCCATGCGCGACATGATTTCAACTGAGAACCCCCGGCGCATCGCGGTTGTCCAGCCCTCCAGCAGCGTGACTTTCATCGTGGCGTTGGCCAGCTTGGAGGTCCAACCGGCTGACAGGTTGTCGGTGTGGAACGTGACCATGTCCGAGGTGATGCTGTCCATCCCAATGGCCATGCGCGAAGCCTCAGCGCGGTAGTCCTTGGAAACACTCTTGAGCGCGCTCACAAGGGTTTTGCCAATGGGTAGGCCATGGTAGGCGCTGGTAATGGCCAGCGACTGAACATCGCCGATAACAGAAGCAATCAAGGTGGCCTGCAACTTGGCCGCCACCATGAAGTTTCGGATACCTTGATTAAACTCAGCAAAGCGGGCATTCACGGGCACGCCCAAGCTGCCATTGAGTACGTTCCACACCATGTCCGGAGTGGCACCAAATTCGGTACCGGAGAAGAAGCCGTCGCCCTTCCCGTCTTTGATTTTGGCGGTGTCATGCAACAGGCGATAGGTTTGCGCTGAGTTGGGGCCAAGCTGCTCGATCATGACGGTATCTTTGATCTGGGCATGGACAGAGCCCTGCATCGCTTCAAACACAGAGGTAGGCCCAAAGTCGCGCATGTACTCCAGGTACGCGTCACCGTCTTTGAAGTGAATTTGCCGGTGGGCATCGTCGTGCTTGGCGGCGCGACTGGCGCCACCCGCAGCTCCCGGCGTCATCTTGTTCAGGCCATCTGTTTTCAAGGTTTCGTGCGCGGCCAGCAGAAAGTCGGTCACCGCAGCGTCATTCATCTGCGTACCGTCTTCGTTCAGGTAGCGTTTCCTGTCCAGCCTGTTCAGCACAAACCCGGCCCAAGCGTCCGGTGTTGCAGCCCGCACCTTAACCAGACTGTGGGGCTGCGGTAGCCATCCATAGTCGAGTCGCCCAATGTTCGCGCCAGCGGCGTTCTGCCGTTCACGGATGGCGTCCATCTGCTCCCGCCATACCTTGGCACCCTTCGCGGCTAGCTGGTTGCCCGTGTCGCGACCGAACACCTCATGCACAAAGTCCCGCTCTGCGGCCTTGTTGGTGATCATGCCCAAGAACTTGGGGGCGGCCGCATCAATGGTTTCCATGATCGAACCAAACGCCCGGTTGCGCTCACCCTTGATACGGCTGTCCACCTGGCGCAGGCGCTCGAACAAAGCAGAGGTAAAAGGCTGCTTACCCCCAATGACCGCAGCTCGGGTCTCTTGGTTGGCCAGCTCGCGGGTTTGCGCCAGCAAGTTCTGTCCCTTGCGCTGCGCTGCCTTGTCAACGCTGGCTAAGTGATCGGCCATAGCGGCCTGAGCAGCGGCCAACTGGCGCTGTTGCTCGGTCATGGCGTTGAATTTGGCGGGATCGGTGCGAGCAAGGTCGCGGATGTGAAAGCTGATCTTGTCCTCGATCGCTTGGGCCTCGGCCTTTTTGAGCGGACGGCCAATGGCCTGTTCAACTTCTTTGATGCAATCAGCGCGCATCGCCATGGGCTTGCCTCCAGTGGGAATGGAAGCAAGCCTATGAGGTGGCGGTAGACGGTTTCCCGACTATTTGGGGTGAGGTCACAGACGCAGCAGGCAACCAATGGCCGCCGTGTAGGAAGAGGCTTCACGAACGCCAGCCGCATGTTCAGCTTCGATCTCGGCAAGTACCTGATCCGCTCGAGCACTGGTGGCGTTGCCGTCTGCGTCATAGCCCGTGCGCACCATGGCCTCGGGGTTTCGGGCCACAGCACCACGTAACAGCTGGAGTTCGGCAGGTTCGGCGCGAGCGGCGGACTTACCATCACCAGCAGGTTTACCAGTGCTGTTTACCACTGCGGGGCCCGGTTTATCCGGGGTGGCACTTTTTGGTGCTGCTGGCTTACCACTAGGTGGTAAGTCGGGTTTCGGTGCGGGTGCCGGCTCACGGGGCAAGGTGGCTTCATGCTCTCGCACCAGGGTGTCAATTTCTTCACGGGCGGCACGTTCATTGATCTGACGCGGGGTCAGCGGTTGCTTGGCTGCTGCGACTCCAGCCGCCAGCGGCTTGCGTTGGAAGCCTTGAATGATCTCGTCTGCTCGTGCGTTAAGGCGCTCATCGAAGCGCGTCGGCAGTTCGCCACGTTCCAGGGCGTTGAGGTCGGCGCGAGCCTGTTCTGCGTTTCGATTGCCGGAAAGGCTGTCATTGAGTTCGGACTGTCGACCCGTTAGCTGTGCACGCTCTTGCGCTATGGCAGCACGTGCGGACTGTTCGGCTTTTTTACGGCCAAGGCCTTGTCCTTGAAACGCTTTGGCGCGGTCACGGAAGGTGGTATCCAAGTCATCCAGGGTCTTGCTGACGGTGGCCAACTCTGCACGTACATCGCGCACGTTGGGCAGGCTGCCCGTTGCAGCGTGTTCAGCCTCGGCCCGAATAACCGGCAGCAGTTCTTCGCGAGCGTTGACCAGGGCGTGTTCTCGGCTTGGGGCAATGACGGGTGATTCATCACCGGCCCGCAAGAAGCTGGCCGACTGAATGTTGTCCGGCAGCACCACCGGCTCGCCGCGGTTGATCGATTCAATCGCCGCGCGCAATGCATCTTGGTGGGCAACCGCAGATCGTGGATCTACCGGTAAACCGGGTGCGGTGTCGATATCGGCATGCTGAGCGTTGCGATCCGCAAGGGCAGCATCAATCTGATCGGTTGTTGGCCGGCGCAGGGTCGCCCGGCCAATGCCAAAGAAGCCCAACCCAAGGATTGCGTCAGTTGCAATGGCCGTTCTATCCATCACCCGGTATTGCGCGGCTTGGGCATGATAGCCACCGGACTCAAGAAACTCTGCGGAAACACCACGGTGAGCCATCCCTAGACCAACGTTCGCGCCAACCGCCAGCGCCGCGTCACCGACTAACGATTTTGCAAAGCCTGCCATTGGAATAGCCGCGCCAACGCCCGTCACAACGCCCTCAGTCAAGCCCAGCCATGTTGCCGTGCTTTCGTCGATCCCTTCCGCCATCGATACCTGCTTGCGCAAATAACCCGCAGGCCCACCGGCAGCCGCCGCACCACCCAAAGGCCCGCCCAGCAAAGCCCCCACGACTGTGCGCGGCAGGATTGCCATGGCTTCACCGATGATCTGGCCAGCAATACCGACCTCAGTCCGGTCGGGCCGCAGGCTCATCACAGATTCAGCGGTGCTCTCGCCGATTTCCTGAGCTTGCGACTCCCTGAATTGTTGCTGTGCTTCGATCTGGCCTTGCTCGGATTCGGGAAAATATGACGCCCCGATAGCAAGGTCGGACTCGATCCCAAGGCTGCCCAGTTGAAGCGCCGCCGATTGGGCCGTGCGCACGGCCTCGATGCCACCGCGCAGCAGGCCGGGGCCAACCACATCTAGGGCGCCCGTAAAGAATCCGGGTTTGAGTTTGTCGCTTGTACGATCAAGGCGCTGATCCTGGCTTAGTGCCTCGTTGTCTTCGACCAATCCGTCTAACCAGCTCATTTGACTTTCACCACCATGGGTTGATGGGTTGCCGGATCAACTTGCACCCGACCTGCATTCATCAGGTAATACGAACCCTCTCTGCCCGGTACCGGCGACAGCGGCATGTCTTCAAGCTGGCTAATGGGGAATTGGCTGCGCTCAGCCAAACCCTGCAATTCAATGTCCACGATCTTGCTGAATACCTTGTCACTCAGCCCGTAAGGTTTGATGACCTTTTCACCGCCATGCTCGCCAACACCGCCTGTGGCCATGTTGACGGCCTGTTCAGCCAGATCACTGTCCAGCTCGGGTGATGGGCCATCATGTTTGATGCCCTTTGGCCCGGACATGGCCGCGTACAAGGATTTGTAAGCCAGATACGCCTGTTCACGCTGCGGCGTACCCGGTACCAAGGCATTACCCACGGCTTTATCAAAGGCTTCGCGAAACATGGCGTCCTTGGGCATCGGCGTTGATTTGTCCGTCAGCACCCTGGCACCGGCCAGTAATGTCTTGGGCACATCGGTGCCATCATCTCCCTTGAGCCCACGGAACTGGGCCATGCCAGCCAAGATCGTAATGGGCTGGTCCGCTGCCAGCGGCTTGATGGCAGCGGCATAATCCGCACCAGATGACGCTGAACTTGCGATGGCCCCCAACAGTTGCAACTTGGTGCCGTCATCGGCCTGGGTCATCAAAGCACTCAACATCGTCTGTTCTTCGGGCTTCCACGGGTTGCGCGCCACCTCCGGCCCATAAGCCTTGCGCACGGCATTGACCACATCGAAGCGCTCGGCAATCTGCTCGCCCAGCTTCTGTTGGCCTTCGGGGGTCATAACCCCTGACACGTCGAGCGGCGCTACATCAGCCCCGGTTCGCAGGGCGTTAAACGTGAGCGGATGCTCGCGCAGCATTTTGGTGTTGTTGTCGACTGCGCTTTGCAGGCGCGTGACATTGGCCTGCTCGGTCACGCTGGCGCCTTGGCTGACCATCTGCTGACGCTTACGGTCGATGTACTGTTGCTGCTCTGCCAAGGGCGCACGTAACAGGCTCTGCACTTCGATCATTTCATGCATGCGGGTGTTGAATTCCCCGGCTGCGGACGTGCCCAACAAAGCCGACTTCCAACGCTGCTGGTCGGCGGGTGTCGGCGGTATGCCGGTGGAAGCCTGCTTGTCCATCTGACTGAGCACCCGCTCAGCCTTCATTTCCCGCATTTCGGCCTGACGCTGCTGGTGTTCCTTGACCTGAAAAATTCGACCACTGACGGTATTCAGCAGTTGGTTACGCTTCTGTGGGTCAAGCTTTTTGGCGTAAAAGCCGTCTTCGGCGGTGAGGTCGTGCTCGACCTTTTGCAGGCTGCCCAAGCTTTCACGCGACTCAATAACGCGCTGGGTGGCGTGCGTAGTCCAGTTGCCGTCTTTGAAGTCCTGTTTCTTGCTTGCCCACCCTTCGCCGAACGCCAAGCGCCCGGCCATGTCGATGTCTTCGGCGTCCATACGGGCGTTGATCTGTTCGACGTTAGCGCCCGGCATGGCGGCATCCTTGCCCAACATATCCATGCGCGATACCAGATCGCTTTGAGCGGAAAGAATGCGCCCCTTGGCCGAGGCGGCGCGCACGCTGTCCAAACCACCTAACTGGATACGCTTTAACGAATTGCCAATATCACCCTGCTGCGCCTCGTTAAGTCCGGGGGTTTGCAGGGGTTCGAGCTGCGCCACGGCCGTGTTGTAGGCCTCCTCTGACTTTTCATAGCTCAGCGTACCGGTGCGCATCTGCTCATCCAGATCCAGCGCAATGGTCTTGACCTGTGATTCACGATCGATCAGCGCGTTGCTGGCTTTTACGCGGGCAAGTGCCTGATCTTCTTTGGTTCGCTCATCAAGGATGCTAAGCCCGGCATTGACCAGTGTGCTGGCCACTTGCTGGGCACCACGGTTCTGCAAGCTAGGGTCGGGGGTAATGACGCGGTTCTGCACAACATCTTGCTGGACATTGACCCGGCCAAAGTTACCCAAGGGAATCTGTGCCATTAGCCGTTACCTCCTGCTCTCGGCGCCGTGCCATTGGCCGAGGCCTTCCAGCCTGACATGGCCAAAGACGAACCGGTGTTCAACACGCTGCCCACGGCCTGCGAGTTTGCCGCCGCCCGCGCTTGGCTGCCGCTGAGTTTGTAATTACTGGCATCAACATAACCACGAGCCTTTTGGTTTTGCCCGTTGAAGATGGTCAGCGCGGCGTCTTCTTCGGCATTGCCGATGATCTCTTCATTGATGTTGATGGCGGTACCAGCCCCGGTCTCAATGCCGGACGCCGCGAGCGCCGCATTGGCTTCACTGGACTGATTGCGCGCAAGGCGACGTATGCGGTCAGCCTGTACGGCAGAAGCGCTTGCAGCGGCGTCAGCGTCTTTCTGCGCCTGCTCTGATTGAGCATCCGCGTTAAGACTGGCCTGTTTGGCCGACTGATTGCCCGAGTAAACCGAGTACGCTGTGCCAGCGACGGCCGCAGCCGCTGCAACGTAACCACCATATGCAGCCATAAACGCAGCGCCGGCAGCCATTAGATAAGCTCCTTTTGAAACAGGGGCGCGAACAGTTCAAGCCCCAATGATTGATACAGCCGTGACGTACCCTCGACGTTTACGCCGGTGCCGATGCCCATTTGCATATGCTTGGCCCCCTTCATTCGCGCCCATGCCTCAAACGCCCGGATCAGGCGGATAGCGGTAACGCCATGACGCTTGTTGGGCTCAATGAACAGGGAATAGTCGTAGGCCACCAGGTCATCGTTAAACCATTGATCAACGACCGCCCCAGCCATGCCGCCGACCACAAGACCATTGACCTCTGCCACAAACACCACCCCGCTCGGGCCATTGATCAGCTCGTGCAGGAAGCTGCCCGATTTGTCCGCGTTGAACGCCATGGTGGAATAGCTGCTGGTGGCATGCAGTAACGTTCCCAGCTCGATAAGCCGGGGGACGTCTGAGTGTTTGGCTGATCTGATCATGGTGTTACCTCAATCGTTGAACGTGGCTTTTTTGATGACGCACAGCAGATGGAACGGCAGCGGTTGGTCCTGGGTGATTTCCAGTGAGGCTTGGCCACGGTCCCACCCCAGGTTCTCCATGCGGTGAACGCCGGTAAACAACACAGGGGGATGGTCAAGCACCTGCACGCCCAGATTGCGGAATGCGACAGTTTGGCCATTGATCTTGCAGCCGATGGTTTCGAGGAATCGCAAGGTGACTTCGCCGATACGCATGCTGTTGCCCTGCACGCTGCCTGTGTTACCGGCGACTTCGGGGGTCAGTGTTTTGATTCGGGTTTTGAAGTTGAGGCCAATGGACGTGGTGTAGGCCTTGCGCGGAATGCTGACTTGGCCAGCGGTGACGAGTTGCTGTTGCATCACAACGCCATCCGCCACGATGTCGACCATTTTCCCTTCAAGGTGATTCAGGCCTCCCCATACGGTCTGGCCGTCAGCGCTGGAAGCATTGACCCCGGAATCGACACGCACATCAGCGGCGAATCGCTCGATGTAACGCACGTTTTGACCGTTGATGGTTCGGCGAACCACAACCCACACTTGATCCCCGTTTTCACTCGGGATGGATGCCGCTGATTCAAAGGCGCCATCGGTGACCTGACGCGCCCAACCGATGACGTCTTGATCACGATCCACCGTCATGGTGGCCATCACGCCGTCAGCCCGAACCATGTACAGAATGGATTCAGGCTCTTGCTGATAGGCCATATCGACAATGCCGGACTTGGTGGCGTGTTCGGACAACACCGACATGTCAGGCGAGCCAAAGGTATCGGAATCGTATTTGTAGGCCATTGCCCGCAACTTACGGTTCGCACGCTGAACGAAATACAGCTCGTTGCCGATGCGTACTGGGCGCACGCGGTTGCAACCGTAAACGGATGGGTTCTTGGCGCGGATATTGGTCGGGGTAATGGCCTTCTCTACCCCGCCGCTGACGGTGAATTCACCGCCGTAGGTCAGCGGGATCAGGGCGTTGATCTGGCCAATGTGCAATATCGGGTTGATCTGATCAGAGGACAGGTTGTACGAGATAGCGTCATCGTCCTTGGTGCCCAGCTCGAAGTTCAGGTACTCCCCGGTGCGCGACTCCCAGATGGTTTGCGGAAAGTTGGGCGAGCCACCCAAGGCAAGGCGTTGCTCGTACAAAGTGCCCGCGCCCGGATAGCCGTCGATATCGTTCCAGACAGACGCCTCAAGCGACCAAGCATTCGCCGGTGATGCCACCGCCGATGTAGGCGCCGAACGAATGATGCCCGAGGCCACGGTGGAACTGGTGTAGGTACTGACTTCAAGCAAGCCGCCGTTGATTTTGACGAACTTGCCAATATCGTTGGGGCGCCAGCCAGCAATGCCCAAGGTCATGCTGACAGAGCCCCCGACAGGTGTGGCCGCACTCAGTGTGTTGATAGTTTGCGGCGAACCTTTTAACGACCAGGTGGGCCGCGTTGCAGCACTGAATGCGTTCAATACCTCAACAGTGGCCACGGTTGCACTGGTAACGGCAGTAATGCGGGCAATGCCGCCGCCCGACCAGATTTCACGGCCCACATCGGCGGCCAGGAATGCAGCTTCGACCGCCGTTGCCGAGCGCCCTGCCCCCACGGTTGGATCGCTGAGCGTGATCGAGGTCAGGAAGTCGATACCCTTTTCATCAAAAGGCTTGGTCACAAACGGCGCCGGGGCCAGGCTCCACTCCGTGTGAGTGATGCGCCGCAACCTGCCAACCGGCACCTTGCTGTTGAAAATGAACATGGTGTCGGCACCCTGCACATAGTCCATGCGGTCAAGCAGGTCGTGGCTGTAGGGGCTGGCCAACTCAATGCCGCTGTAGACCCCGTTGGCAAAAAAGATCCGCACGTACAAATCCCCGAACTCGATCATGTAGGCCTGTGAGGCGTTGAATACGTAGGGGATCAACCGACACTTCTTGTCAGGGTATTTGGCGGCTGCACACAGCAGGGTTCCGTCACGGCGCAAACAACCGCCATGGATCACTGGCCAAGCGTTTTCGATCACCTCCGCACCGTTCTGGTACCGGGCAATATCGACACGGCCCAGCATGCGCGGGGACACCTCACCGGCGGTGAAGTTGGTCTGTATCAGCGTCAGGCGAGGCATTAAAAGCCACCTCCGAATCGCGCACGCAGCAAGCGTTCGTCACCCAAGGTCTGCGGCGGATCTTCTTGGCCATCGACAGCGCGGGCACGCTTGAGCGCCATTTCAAGCTTCTGCTCAAAGGACTGTTGCAACGCGGATGATTGGGTGACGGGGTACGCCAACGCGGCGGCCATGGCCAATGTCAACAGCTTTACCAGACCGGCATCCCATGTGTTTTCTACTTCGTTGCGGAACACATAGCGCAGTTCCAGCACGGTGGTGTTGGCTTGCAGGGTTCGGCCTTCGACCAGGTAGTCGATCTGGGCATTACGGCTGCCCACTTCCAGCACGCGCAGGAAGTCGGCCGGCAGTTCAAATGAATGGCTGTAACCGAACGCAGGCGCTACGGCATCGGGTGCCAGCACCGCCCGCTTGATTGCGCAGTTCCACGGATGGGCGCGCAACATGTCATCGCGAATAGTCGGGTACAGGTTCGCGCAGAGCTTGGCCCGGTCAAGGTTCAACTGGTCAGCAAAATCGTTGATGGTTTGCGAGCCCAGCATCAGCAGCGCGTTGGAACAGATAGATACACCGGTGGCCATGCTCATCCTCAAAACCTCCAGATACAAAGACCGGGGCACGCGGCCCCGGTCGGTTAATGCCATCCATGGCCGTCACGAATCAGTTTTGACCGGCGTAGACCGCCACCAACGTGAGCACTTGGCCCGCCTGCAACGTAGCGCCAGCCACAACGGAGCGCAGTTCACTGGTATCAGTGGCATCGCCCGGCTTAACCACCGTGACTTCGGCCAGCCCACCGTTGGTGAACTGGGCTTCTGCGGGCAACTTGCCAGCGGTAGCAACCGATGCGGCAGCCATGTAACGAGCCGGTGCAACGGCATCACCCAGCGTGAGCGTGGAAGCGGCGGTACCGGCTGCGCAGTAGAGGGCGGTGCCGGGCATGAGGCGCGCACCCAAGGGCAGGTAGCCCCAAGAGATAACGTCTGCGATAGCCTGACCGCCTGCAGGCACGGTGTAAGTGCTGATGAAGGTCTGGAGGTCCGCACCTTGCAGGTTCGGTTTCACCAGGGTTTGCGGGAATGCCACGCGGGCGGCGGCGAGACTTGCGAGAACGGTTGCCATGTTTTGAGCTCCTGAATGGGGGGATGAAGGTGTGGCAAGCGCCCCTTACGGATCGTTTGCCGCGATTTCCACAACCTTTTCTTCTTCCACCCGCACAGAGCCGATGGACATTTTGGCGTAGATACGGACGTTGAAGCCCTTGCCAGCATCCTTGCCCACCTCGGTCATGATTTCCGCCCCCTTGCCCAGCGTTACGCCAGTTTTGGCGTAGGCGTAGCAAAGGCGAGTCGCGCCGGTTTTGGGCAAGCGCTCGGACGGAACCCAGTTAAAGCCCATCCACTTGCCTTTGAGCGTGCCGCTCTGGAGCATCTGCGCAGCCATGAAGTCCGCCGAAGTCAGCGTGGTGTCGGCCAGAATGTCGTTCAGGGCTTGGGCGTGATAGACCATGTACAGCTCTTCACCTGCTTCCTCGTCCGCCTCGTTCAAGCGGAACATTTTCTTGGCCTGAATGATTTTTGACTTGGTCAAGCCCGTGCCGCCGACCGCGATTTTCTGAGAGGCCGGAAGGAGGATTTGGCCGGACGTGGCGCGAGAACTGCCACCCAACGAACTGATAATCACGTCATCCTTGGCGCGGTTCAGGGACGCAATCATGGCCTTGACGTATTCAGAGGTCGGATCGACCAGCATCCGAATCTTGTCCTGATCATCCACCATGTCACCGTCTTCCCAGTCGTAGAGGTCTACAAACCGGGTGCTGTGGGGTTGATCGTTGATCGGGGTGTCACCGTGGCGCTGAGTGCGGCGGGTCGCCGTACGCTGACCAAGACGGTTGATGGATTTGGACATGCCGACGATGTTCGGCTCAATCGTAACGGTCGGCTCAAGGCGCGACGTTGATTGCTGAGCGAGGTGCATAAAGTTGTCAGCAAATTGCTGAACAAACGCCTCTGTAATTTGTTGGGACATAAGATGCACTCCAATGCAGATAAGGGATTGCCTGCCGGGTATCCGCGTTGCGGGCCGGTATTCCTGGCGTGCATCGGCTCTGCGGCGCCTCGGGGCTTTCTGGGTATCTGCGTGCCATCGCAGGCCAGCCCATTGCTGGGATGCCTGCGATGTTTGTGCATGGAGGGTGTCGGTTTCCCGACTATTTGCGGCGAGGGTTAGAAGCGGGTTTTGGGCTTGTTGTATTTTTGATCGTACATGCCGTCGAGCTGGGCCTTGATGCCTGCCCGTTTCGGGTCATGCTGTGGCAACGCTTCAAGCTGGGTGCGCAGCTCGGCGGCCTTCACCGCAAAATCCGCTTCGCTGACTTGCACACCGCCGTTGATGGAGCTGTCTTCGTTGAGTTCCTTGCCGATGTTGGCGGTGAACGCAATAAAGTCCGGGTCGTTGCCGTACTTGGCCATCAAGGTGTTGAAGTTGCCCGGGGCATCACCCTGGCTGGCGAACGCTTCGGCCGCACGGTAGGACGCGGACACGTTGGTGCGGATCGATTGCTCATCTCCCCAAACGGCTTTCAGGGCGGCGGTGCAATCCTGCTGGGTCAACACGGCTGCGCCCCCCATCAGGCCCGGCGCGGCTTTCAAGTACTCGCCAATCACATACTCGACCTGGTCATTGTTCAGACCCTTGGCATGAGCCCCCTTCAAAAACGATTGAGTGCTCTCGTCGGCCTTGAATTCATCCCAATCAAAGCCTTCCAGCTCGATCTTGGGGGCGTATTCCTCATGACTCTTGGGCGGCGCATCCCCTGAGCCCATGCGGGTTTCAAGGTGTTTATAGGCCTCGGCAACCTTACGCGACGATGCTTCCAGATCAAGGCTGCCATCCTCTTTGTTGGTTCGGTATTTCTCGGGAATGAAGTCTTGGCCAGCCGCACCCCCAAGTACCGTTGGAGCCGGTGCGGGGGCGGGTGACGGGGCTGTGACCGGCGCATTGCCTTCGCCCCCCTCGCCCGCTTCGGCCATCAGTACAACGCTCATGAAACGCATAAAACTGTTCTTGAAACGCATATTTATTCCTCTTGATCGTTGGCGTCTTCAACGCCATTAGCACGGTTAATTCGGAGCACAACGTGGTCGAGAACCTCGCGGTTCCCGGCTTGTTTGTAGGTGGTGAGAATCGCGTCGATGCCGCCCACCGTGCAGGCATTGCGGGCAAAGCGCTGAATCAGCAGTTCCAGCACGATCCGGCCTTCGTGGTGTTCCTCGAAAACACGCTTGAACATGGCGTCGACTTGTTCCGGGGTCATGCTCATGCGGCGGCTCCCTGTTTTTTGAGTGCAGCTTCACCGGCCTGCTGTTGCATGGCTTGTTGTTGGGCCTGCTCCTGCGCGGCCTGTTGGGCCTGTGCTCGATCCTCGCGAATCTTGTCCCGGTCGGCCTTGCTGCGAATGACAGCGGACGGCACGCCCAGAGCTTCGCCCTTGAAGCGCTGGGCCTCGTCCATGTCGATGTTGTCCATCACCGTGGGGTCAATCGGGGCAAGAGCTGCGGCGCCGGCAACGAATTGGTCGATGGCCGAAACCTCTTCCAGCTTCTGAGACCTGGCCAGCGGCGACAGGTAGCGCACGGTGAAGTTGCGGCCCGCCAACGACTCAGGCGCTGCACCGAGAATCCCGGCGCGATAAGCCAGACCAAAACAGCGCTCGATCATGGGTTGCAGGTATTCGGTTTGCAGGCGCCCATACACCGGGCCCAATAACTGCCTGATCAAGTTGACGCGCACGTGCACCTCGGTGGCAGTCATTGCCGGGCCGTCCTGTGCCTGGAGTTGATCGGCCATCAGGATCTTGCGGATTGAAGCCTGCAATCGGGCAATCTTGGTCTCGGCGTATTGGAAGTTTGAACCGCTCTGCAACGGCTTCATGCTGTCCACAGAGTTGGCCACAATGATCTTGCGCGGCCCGACCTTGATTGTGCGCGGGTTCAACACGCCGTCGTCTTCAGCGATCCACATGCCTGCGATGGCCAGATCACCCGCCGCCAAGTCCATGCGGCACAGTTCGTTGAGGGTACGCGAATCCGGCAGCGCATCGAACACGGGGCCAACGGCGTACACGCTGTCCGGGATCATCATCCAGCGCGGTACCACCACCGGCATTTCGTGATATCCCGACTCGCTCACCAGCTTCTTGGCCTCGACCTCCACCTTGCAGGAAGCGATCGGCATATTCTTGGCCAGCCTGGCCCCGACCATGTGGGTGGTGCGCGGATAGATGGCGTGAACGAATTGCACCATTTCCTGCGGCTTGTCCTTGGCCAGCTTGCGGGTGTTCTCACTGAGGTTTTCTTCGCCAAACTCATTAACCGCCTGTTCGGCGGTGAGTTTGTATTCGCGGTAGACGGTATCAATCTTGCCGCCCGCCTTCGACGCCGAGGCGTACACGCTTGCAATGGGCCACAGGTCGAAGGTGAAACCGCCTTTCTCTTTGTCCTGATCGATGTACAGGGCAAACCAACCGGCGCACACCACATCAATCAACCCCTCAAACGCGGCCGCGTCGAAGTTCGATGCGTGGATGTTCTGCCAGAGAATGTCGGCTGAGTCGTCCAACCAACGGCGCTCGTCCTCTGTTTCTTGACCCACATCCATGCCGAACCACAGGGAGTTCGCCGGGGTCAGGCCCGACATGATCCCGGACGACAGAATCCGCGCTGCGTCGGTAGTGGTGCCGTCAATCATTCGGGCCTTGCGCATCTGCGCTTCCATGGCTGAGATTTGCTCCGTGCAAAAGCCACTCCCCCGAATCGGGTAGCTGTGGTCGAAGCAATCACGCCAGACCGACTCATGCGGCGAGCGCAGCGACTTCAAGGTGCTCAACGTCTTGGCGATCTGGGCGGCGGTCATGATCCGAGGGTTCTCTTGCCTTTCTCAAGGACGCTGCCCGCAGCACCAGCGGACGACAGCAGGCTGCTCTCGGCCTTGCGCTTCTTGCGGGTGGCGGTTTCTTCATTGGCCTTCTGTGCCGCCAAGTCAGCGGCCTTTTGGGCTTCTACGGCGGGGTCTGGCACATCAACCACTTTCGGCTTGCTTGGCTTGCTTCCCATGGTCTTACCCCTTCACAACAGGTTCAGGGCACAACCAGCCTTCGCCGGTCAAGACGGGCTGCTTGAGCGTGGTGGCGTCTAGGGTGCTGGTGGCCTGGGACGCGGGCTTGGCATCGAGCATGCGCAGTGGATCAAGCACCAATGGGGCCCCGCCTTCGGTCAGGCGAATGACTTCGGCTTCGGCTTCTTCGCGGCTGACACCGACAAAGTCACTGAACCAATCCGCATGCCCTTCGGTTGGCGTGTACCAGACCTTCCAGCGGCCACCACCGTTGTGCTTGGCGGTGTAGGTCGGTACGACTGGGGTTTGAGTGGTTGAGACAGTGCTGGTGGTTGCCGTGGTGGCGAGAGGTTCGCCGGGGATCTGGGTTTTGAATTCTGGAGCTGGCATGGTGCTGGCCTCGATGAAGGTTGTTGATCAACGAGGGCCAGCATCAAGGGGGTGGGCTGTCGGGTTCCCGACTATTTGGTGAGATTACGCTTGCAACTGCTGGTGATGAAGTCTTGGAGCCCAATCACTTGCGCGGTCACTTTCTTGTTGGCGGCAACGAGGTTGGCATAATCCTGTCGAGCATCTGCTGCAAGTTCGGGGGTGGCTGCATCAGCGCTGCCGGTGGCGATGGTATGGGCTGGCACACAGGCGGTACGGACGTACACGCGCTTAACGCCAGCAGTGAGGTCAGCAACAAGCTGAGGTTTCGAGTCTTCGGCATTACGGATTGCCTCCTGATACTGGCGGTCGATTGAATCGCGGACGGTGATGGCCTGTTCGTATGCCTTGGCTTCGTCCTCCAGCACACCTACACGGCTCGTTGCAGAGGTGAGGCTGACGCTGACATGGTCAAGACGCCACAACGCCAGCAGCAGGCCAATGACGAGCGCGACACAGATACCTGCAAGAGTCTTCATTGGGCTGCCTTGCACTTGGCGTTGCGCTCGAGCTGGCGAGACCAGACACCCCAGCACCGCTTGTTGCCCGGCGTGGAGCAGTCGAAGCCAGCGGCATAGCGGTACTTGAGCAAATCAGTGCAGGCTTGGCCGTAGTTGCCAGCCAGTAGATCACGGCGCATCGATGACGCGCGCCAGTTGCCAATCCCGTACTGGCCGGTGAAGTCCATGTACACATCGAACTCCACCTGGTGCAACTTCACATCCGGCAGTGACGCTGCAAACTGCTTCTCAGCTTGGCTGTTTAGATTGCGAGCCAATAACTCGGCACGGGCTGGGGTGATAGTGTCGCCCATCTTCACGGGACGGCCATCCTCGTAGCGAGTCGAGCCGTGGCCTATGGTGGGCACGTCGCCTTTAGTGGGAATGACGGCGGTATCCGTGAACCCCTCGCTGGCCTTCCAAGCCCCGAAACCGGCAAGGCTCACGGCCAACATCCCGACGGCCACACGTTGGCGGGCACTCATCTTTGACACTGATCGCGCAAGGCCTGGATACGAGCAGCGCTCTCGTCGTGTTCGCGACGGTCCTTGCGCACCTGGAAGTACAGGTTGATCAGCAAGCCCAGCACCGCAATGGCAACGCCTGACACCCCGATCCAATTGACTTGGGAGAAGAAACCCACCAGGCCGACTGCGCCCCCCGTGAGCATTCCTTTACTGGCGACTGATGCGCCGACTGCCTCAACGATGCTTTCCGGCGCAGGGTTGGCCATGCTGTTGCTCCTGATTGGGGCGCTCATGGGTTGCCTCCAGGGTCAAAAAAAAGCCCAGCGCGGTGGCTGGGCTGCGATGAAGGCAAGGATCATCGGGGCGGGGTGTCGGAATCCTGACTATTTGTGACGGCCGCCGAGGTGGAGCGCAATGGACTGATCCGTTAAATCGAAACCGTCCGCCACGTAAACACAAGGCTCTGACCAGCCATCAATCAATACTTTCCGATAAATGATATCGGGTTTGCGGGGCGGATTATCGCTGCCATAAGGAAGGATCTGGTGGCTAGAGAGAGCCAATACTTCCTCGTCCTGCTGGATGGGAAGTCGTGCCCCATCATATTCATCACCAATCAACAGTACCTTTTGCATGAGTTCATCCTTTCTGGGTGATTACGCCGACTATGTTCACACCGATCTTTTGCGGCAACTCCAGCCCCTCAGCCCGTCAGGCCTTGGAGTGGTAAGCCCACCAGTCACCTGCGGCGACCATGGGCAGTTTGTCGCGGTTTTCGCCGGATATCTGGCACCAGAGCAGTACCAGACGTTCGCCTTCACTGTAGCGGGGTTCGGCGCCCTGCTTCCAACCAATGAGAGTAGTGCGGGCCACATCGATGGCGTCTGCGGCGCTCTGGATCGAGTGCCCACCGCGCAACACTTCCGTGATGACCCGGAACCAGTCAATGCGCTTTGGCCCTGAACGGACAGGCGCAGGCGTGTGCAGAACATGCTGCGCTATCGAGACGCGAACAGGCTCTGCAAACAGGGGCATCTGCTCAAGCACTGGGGGCTTCATCACAAGCACCAAACGCGCGCGCACGCGAGGCAGACAAGGTATGAACCTCCACCCCAAGCCCCCTGCCCATCACGTAAGTCATTTCGGATATAACCCGCTTAAAGTCCATAACCGGATCATCTGATTCGTCAAAGTGGAACGGATGCACTGCGCGGCGGTACCCAAGCAAAGCTTCTGGCTCACCGGGCAATTCAAGGCTTGCATCAACGCAGAGCAACACCCAGCCATCGGCAAGTTTGTGAGTGCTCCAGATCAGTATGGGCAGGCTCATGATGACTTTCCCAGCAGCGGCACGACACGCACTGAAACGCCCGGTGTCTCGCTGAAACGCTTGCTGAGAGACACGTTAACCACCTGAACGTCATCCTTGAAAACGATGCCGTTGATACCGTCACAGATGGCCTTAAGCACATTGTCTGCGTCCGGTTTCTTGGTAGGCATCACATCACCTGCCAGTGCTTCGGCGGTTTTCTTCTTCGACCAGGACGCAGCAACAGAAACCAGAATTTTCATCTCAACCAGCACCGGGCCGCCAATCAGCTCCCGTCCTGCCATAGCCTGCTGTGCTGCCATCGCAATCAATGTTTCGTAGTTGGCGGTTTTCTGCGGCGTGAACATTCGAGCGTGACCACCGATGGTGCTAACACGTGGTCTGCCCTTCCCCACAGCTTCACCGGGTACTACGAATGAAACGGGTTTTAGATCAGACATGCGTTTCTCTCCGAATACCAAGCTTTGCCAGCAGCATCGCCCTGGCGGATTGTGGGTTGGCTGGAATCCCCTGCGCCATGACCAGCGCTTCGGCTTCCTTGCGCGAGTACTCCAACTGGACCTGTTCACGCGGCCGAGTGCTGTCGTGGCCAATGCCGTGAGCGATACGCCCTTCCAGCGGCTGGCCGGTCTGCGCACGGCGCACAACGATTGCGTAATTGCGTTCGAAGCGTTGGCGCAGGGCTTTGTCGTTGTGTGTGGCTGA